GAACGTGCTCTGAGCACCAGCAGGTCGCTGGTGCTCAGAGCACGTTCAGCAATTTCCCTGCGGGTCAGCAGCCTGGTTGACACGTTGGAGCGGTCCAGCAGGGTGCGGGACAGGTCGAGAAGGGTCAGGTTGCGGAACTCGCGGGCGCCTTCAACCGCTTCCGGCTTCATGGCTTTGGGGTCGCCACCGGCACGCAGGAACAGTGCATCGGAAACTACGGCTCTTACCTTGTCTGCCTCATCGGCTCCGACACGGATATTTCCATGCGCTCCCTTATGCGGGTCTGCCTTGGCAAACTCATCAATGATGAGCTGGCGGGCCTGTTCAACAGGGGTACCGTCATTGATCAGCTTCTGGCCGAACGACGGATCGAGGTTCATTTTCCGGACCGAATCGATGATCACGGAAACACGGGTGCGTTCTGCGGCAACAGCCGTGCGGGCTGCTTCGGCAACCGGAGCATCATTTCCGGCCGGGGGCGCCTCGGGCGCCGGAGTGCCAGCGGGAGGTTCTTCACCGGCCGGCGGTTTTACTTCTTCAGACATTGTTCTGACTTTTTGGTTAATGATTACCTGGTTTTCAACTGACTTGTCGCTCCTTGTCCGGGAATCCGGATCGGCCGGAACGGTTGCAAGACTGATTTCTGTCGGTTCCCAGTCAACCGCACGCAGGATTGGTATCTGATTCTCATCAGCTCCCTCAACCTGATATGCGTACACCCGGTATCCGGCAGATATATTTCGAATGATTCCGTCTTTGATATCCTGCCACACAGGATCAACTTCAGCACGTTTCGAAAAGCGGATTGTGGCGCGGCCCTCGCTGGACTCGATCCTTGCATTGTCAACCACGCCAAGCTGATCTTTGATGCTCCACTTCTGATGATGATCCAGCACCGGGGCACCGGCAATCAGCCGGTCCATTCTCACATGCGCGGAATCGCACGACAGGATCTCCCAGTACATCCCGTCGCTTCGCTCGGATATGCGCCAGTCCCGCGTGAGAATTTTGTTTTCCGTGGCAAAAACCACATCAACGGTGCGGTTTTCATCGTTCACGGATGGCGGCGATACGGCAAGGGACCGCTGCCTTTCGGCAATCTTTGTGATTTTTTCGTCAGGCATTTTCCTGATTGTTTGTCCCTTTCGGGGTTTTTGTTGGTAATTCCTTGAATCTTTCAGTATCCTGCATGATCTGCTCGAACACCACATCAGGATCCCCGCCAAGGGACCTGATTACGTCCTGCCACGATGCCAGGTTATTCTCAATCATGATCTTCAACCCGGTCATCTCCTTGACGGGATCAATCATTTCTCGCTTGGGCACCGTCCATTCTACAACCACACCGGTATCAGAGATAACTTCTGATGCAGCAAGTACAGTGATGAACCATGAGTAAACCGGTTCGCACAACTGGTTGATCAGAATTCGATGCTGCCACTCATAGATGTTCCGGTGCATGGCCAGCCAACCCATTCGGCCGGACGAAAAGTTGACATTCGACAGATCGCCGGTAAGCTCTTCGTATGATAGGCCCATGCCTACGGCAATCGCCTGCAGGACTGACTTTTTGAAAGTATCCTGACCGGTGACCGTGGGAGGGTTGGCAAAAGAAACATCTTCTCCCGGTCTCAACCTTTCGATGATGCCAGGTTCCACACGCTCTGATTGCTCATATTCCGAATCTGCATTGGCATCAACAGACTCACCATCCTTGGTTACGAAGGCGGCAAAACAGGCAGCGATCTTTTGCTGCATGAGCTGTGCATCTTCGTAATCGTCAAAGTCGCGCATTCTCATCGCAACTGCCGATGTCCACGGAATTCCCCTTACCTGTCCCGGGCGCTCCTGGAGGTAAATATGCAGTACGTCTGCTGCCGGTATCCTTTTGGATTCCGTCATAAGCGAATCTCCCGGATGCCGGTCATACAGCCAGTATGCCACAACTTTACCGGTAGCATCGTATTCAACGCCCTGAATAATCCATCCTCCATCGGTGGTCCGGGCCTGCTCCTTTGAGTCATCTACCTGATCAGCCTCACAAACCTGAAGGGTTATGGGAACGGGCTTGGATTTGTTGCGCCTGATTCTTACGATGACTTCACCGTCCTGCGCAACTGCGCCTATAACCAGCCTCTGGATTCCGAAAAAGTTTTCCTTCCCGTTGAAATCGCAAGCTGTTGTCTCGGCCCACTTCCACCAGGCATCCTTGACCTTCTCCAAAGACTTAGCATCAAGGCCCGAGGGAGTTGGCCGGATACCACTACCAACCGCATTATTGCGGATGGCCATGATGGCCCTGTGTGCGTAAGGGTTATTCCGTACCAGCTCCCTGGACCTTGCCCGCAACCTCGAAAGAACACGAATGGTTTCCTGGTTGGGTGACGTACTCGCTGATGTCCATCCGGCCGTTCTCCTGCTCTGTGCTGCAGCATCAAACTTGCGGATGCCTTCCTTTACGGCCTCCATCGCAAAGCGATATCGCTGCCGGTTAAAGGCCGCCTTGGGCGAAAAGAATCCTACAAGGTTGTCAACTGCGCTCATAATACGGGGTCTGCTGCATCAAGGCCCTTGCGATGCACGGCATAGCGGCGGGAAGATTTCCCGGTGCCAAGTTCCGCTTTCATCATGTCCCTGATTTTCATCATGTCTGCCAATGACCGGTAAACGACTGTTTTGTCGGCATACTTTACTTCAAGCACTCCCTGAGAGATTGCTGATTCCAGCGAGTCAAGTTGTTCCTGAGTGTATGCCATGTCAATTAATTTACTGTTTTCATGTTTGTTGTGCTTTTGGGTTAGGAAATAAAGCAGTGACAAAACTATTATCGATTTCAGCTTTTCATCGGGATAGATAGCAACACGGGATGTTGTGTTGTTATCTTTCGTTTTTGGGCATAAAAAAAGGGGCGTTTGCCCCTGAATCATCGATCCCAAAATCCGGATCGCTTCTGCTTCTGATCCGGTTGCTTCTTCCTTGGGGCGGAAGGTTGGGAGATACTGTTCCAATGTGCGTCCGTCCACCGGTCCATCCCGAGCACGGCAGCTGCAGCCCGGGCATATACCCGACAGTCCAGCGGCTCATTGCGCTGGTACTTCTTAACCCACTGGTACCTCCGGTATCCTTTGACCATCACAAATTCAAGCTGCTCCGCCGTCAATCCCTTGAAGTATTCAGGTCCATATTCCGGGAAATGGCAATAACCTTGCGGAACCGTACCATCTTCGGCAATCCTTTGCCGAAGCCATCCGTACAGTTCTGACTTCAGGATGGAAACTCCGATGTGATAGATCCTCACCTTGCCAACCTTCTTTCCCTGCGGGGTAAGATCAACGAACTTCGGAGGGCCTACGATGGTAGCCTGTTTATCCTGGCCTTTGATCGGGATGACACGGTTAACATCGAACCGGCGGCAGAAGTCGTACACGTTGCTGGTGTTGTATCCGGTATCCACCGCCATCAGGCGTACCGGCAACATGGTTCCGTCCTCCCTCATCCACTGTTCACCTACGATCTCCGACAGCTTATTCCATACAGCCGAATGGCTTGTATCTCCATCGATAACCCTGTAATCAATGGAATAGCTTACCTTTCCACGGCACCATCCTACAATCTCAACTTCAAGGCGGTCGGCTTGAACGTCAACCCCGGCTGTGATGAAAGCAACATCATTCGTTGGCATGTTGCGCTGGTACTTTTCCCTGCGGTCAAAAATACCTTCCCAGGGTGGGGCCTCGCCCTTTTCTTTCCATGTCTCGCCAAGTACGGTGTTGACGAATACCTTCAGCTCGGTAGGGTTTGCCTTCGCCCTTTGAAAGTCATGAACAGCCTGTGACCAGGAGTACCACCCAAGGGGTGAGTAAAGTGATGAAAGATGATACCCGGCCCTTTTTGAACTTTCTTTTTCAGGAACGGACGGCACCCACTTTCCTGCTTCAAGCATCATTGTTTTGTGATGCTCTTCAATTTTTTCCCCGCATTCGTCGCACTCATAATATGCGGTTTCAGGGTTTTCGAGTTCCCATTTAAGTTGTGCCCAGATTAGGCGCTGGTATGTTCCGCAATGTGGGCATGGGACGTGATAGTATCTCTGATCCGTCTCAATAAATTCCCGGTCAATAGCTGACCGCCCTTCGACGGTTGGCGTACTGCACTTGTAAATCTTCTTCCTTGCAAATGTTCTGGTACGTGCCATCGCCAACTGAATCGGGCTTCCTTCGCTGTCCAGATCTTCCGGGTACCCGTCAATCTCATCAAGGAACAGGTACTTTACTGGCATAGATCGAAGGCCCACTGCGCTGTTGGCGCCGGTCATGACTATAACGCCGCCGGCAAATTCTTTTTGCAGCAGGGTATTGCCAGAGTCCCTTGACCTTTTGGGCCTGATCTTTTCACGCAGCCGGTGGGTTGCTTCTACCATCGGGTCAAAGCGGATCTTGCTGTTGCGCCGGCACATCTCATCTGTTGGCTGGACCATCAACATCGGGCCGGGAGAAACGTCAATCATGTAGGCTACCCAGTTGAATCCGCATTCCGTGTTATGCGTCGGAATCATGGATGCACCAGCAAGGTAAAGATGCGATGGACTATCGACCTGGATACAACGGACAGGCACAGATTCGCATTGAACGACATTTACAATTCTCCTTCGAGTTGTTTCCGTATGCCTACATGATAGCTTATTCTTCATTCGGTCGCGCTTACGCCTCAAATTAAACACTTGCGTTTCAGAAAAAGCCTGAAATGTAATTTTGTAGTGTGACGCCTGTATATGATACCTAACCCCGTCAACTGTAGCCCTTCTTCCGCCCTTGGTAACATTAATAACTGGCTTTAATCCTAACGACGAAACAAGCTCGTACATGTCTCTTGTAAGTTGAAGGCTTGAAGATGTCCAAGAGCAATATCCTTTTTTTGAGATGGTTCCATCAGTATCCATCAGCCCACGTAGTAATTCAAGTCTTTGCTGAAATGATGCACGAAGGTATAATACCGGAATGTGCTTATTATTATGAAGGCTTAATGCATGAATGCGTTCGCCAAACTTTGGAAAAACTATTGGGGATAATGGTCTTTTAGCCGAAGCATCCCTACCGCATTGAGCACATTTTTTACCCTGCTTTACTCCAAAGATTCTATTATCGTGACCACGAAGGCAAAAATTTTTCGGCTTTCTTAAAACTATTTCAACGCAATTACCTCTTGAATGCTTTGATGTTATATCCCCATGTTCCCCGTCTGCAACAATATAGGATAGCATTTCATCCGCATCGTCTTTATGGGTAGTGATGCGATTTGACCATGAGTTGCCATCACCAAGCCAGGCACCAAGTGTATATGGGCCAATGGGAAGATCAACTGTTGGTAAATTTAACGGCTTTGCGACCGGAATACAATACCTGTTCCTGAGTTGTCTGTACTTGAATGTTTTGTAGATCTCCTCCGTAAGCAACACCTTTTGTGTTTTCACCTTTCGTTTATCACAGTCGTCGTAAACAGACCACCGATGTTCCGCATCAGCCTTTATCACACTTCCATCGCTGAAAACTAAATCATAACATTGCTTTCCGGACATTATCTCGGTGGCAAATGTTATCCTACAAATATTTCCGTTTTCATCAAACAATTCATCGCCAACTTGTATGTCACCCATTCTTTTCCATCCTGTAGGCGTTGGCAAAAGTGTTTCAATATCCAGGGCTGCCGCGATCTGGGCGCCTTTCATCAACATAACCTCTTCCGTTGGGTCGATGGATGATAGCTTGTCCATGATCTCCTTCATGTACGGGACTCGGGACGTTCTCCACAGGCCGGGTTCGGCGCTGGCTTCCGGCGACAGATACCGGTACTTGTCTGCCCATTGACTCACGGTCAGCCGTTCATCAGGCTTGATCCCTGCACGAAGGGCCCGCATCAACTTCTCTTCCGACTCGATTGTCATTGGGCCCTATATTCCGGCATGGTGGATAATGAGTCAAGAACCCGGTCAATCTCGGCTTGCAGAAGAATATGAGCCTCGTTTCGGGAGGGAGCTGATAACGCCTGGTCAATTA